TCAGAATTCCCGCTTATGGACATTATCCCGGAAATAGTTGATATGGTTTTCTCCTGCTTAACTTCTACTGTGGAAAGTAAAAAAAAATAGAAACCGATGATGAAACCCCTTTCGAGCTAACGACAGAACTGGTAATGCTCCGGGCGCTTGAAAGGGGTTTGACTTTGCGCGATTTTGAGCATTTAACGCTTGGGATGATACTTGGGTACGTTGTTACTTACAACAATGAGCACTTAGATGCAAACGAAAAAGAAGATACCGTAAGGCAGGCTACCCAGGTTGATTTTGACCGTTTTTAACTGCGGGATACTTCCAGCTTTTCTTGCAGTCCTGACATTGCAATTGGTTTTTAGCAAATGGAGATATAACCATGAGCAGCAGACCAATAATAATTCCTGCGATTCCGACAGGCGGAATTATCAGCAGCCAAATACTTATACCTAATAAGCAGAAACCGAGAACAAAGAAGAAACATCCTCCCCGGGATTCGACCCTATTTGAACCACATCTGGGACAAGGTTCCCAGATTTCTTTTTTAGCCATGTGAAACACCCCCTTAAAAGTAATTATAAACCAAAAGGTGGTGAGTACAATAGCTGGGAAAATCAAGGGTATCACCATCGAGATCGGCGGTGATACGCAGAAATTAAATAAGGCTCTCGAGGACGTAAACAAAAAGACCCGCGATGTCCAATCCGAGCTAAGACAAGTTGAGCGCCTCCTAAAACTAGACCCAGGGAACACTGATTTGTTGGCCCAGAAGCAGAAACTCCTGGCTGAAGCAGTTGAAAACAGCCGGGAAAAGCTCGATAGACTCCGTGCTGCTCAACAACAGGTTAATGAGCAGTTCCGCAAAGGCGAAATAAACGAGGAACAATATAGGGCCTTCCAGCGCGAGGTAGTCAAGGCCGAGCAAGAGCTGGCGAAGTTTGAGAAGCAACTGCGCGAAACCGGGCTGACAGCCGAGCAAGTCGGGCAAAAACTCAAAGACGCCGGTCAAAAAATGACCGATGTGGGCAAGAACCTGACCATGAAGGTCACGGCGCCCATCGTCGGACTTGGCACTGTTGCCGCCAAAGCCGCTATTGGCTTTGAATCTGCATTTGCCGGCGTTCGCAAGACCGTCGACGCGACCGAAGAGGAATTTGCCCAGCTTGAGCAGGGCATCCGAGACATGGCTAAGCAAATGCCGGCAAGTGCTACCGATATTGCAGCTGTTGCTGAAGCCGCCGGCCAACTGGGTATCGAGACGGATAACATACTAAAATTTACGGAGACCATGATTGGCCTGGGCGAAGCAACGAACCTCACTGCTGAAGAAGGAGCAACGCAGTTCGCCCGGTTTGCCAACATTGTTGGCATGAGCCAGCAGGACTTTGATCGGCTTGGTTCGTCTGTCGTTGCACTCGGCAATAGTCTGGCAACGACTGAAGCCGAGATTGTGGAAATGGGTATGCGGCTGGCCGGCCAAGGCGCCCAGATCGGCATGACAGAAGCGCAAATAATGGCATTGGCTGCGGCCATGTCATCGGTAGGGATTGAGGCAGAAGCCGGTGGCACTGCTATGAGCACCACACTGAAAAAGATGCAAACTGCGGTGTCGCTGGGAGGCAAAGACCTGGAAAAGTTCGCCCAGGTGGCCAGGATGTCTGCCGCAGAATTTGCACGGGCATTTCAAGCTGACCCGGCGGCTGCGCTACAATCATTTATTGACGGCTTGGCTGAATCTAGCGCAGCTGGAGAAAACTTGACTCTCGTTCTGAATGACCTTGGTATCAGCGGTATTCGTGAGAGTGATACTCTCTTGCGGTTGGCGGGGGCAAATGATGTGCTTCGGAATGCCTTAGAGACTTCGACGACAGCTTGGGAAGAAAACATTGCTTTGCAGAATGAAGTAGCTCAGCGTTATGCTACTACTGAAAGCCAGTTGGCGATGTTTAAAAACAGTATTTTGGACCTTGGAATTACACTTGGTGAAATTATCATCCCGGCGCTTATATCTCTAGTAGATGCAATCCGGCCAGTGGTGGATTGGCTTGCTAATCTATCTCCACAGGCACAAAAAGCGATAATTGCAATAGCGGGTATTGCTGCTGCAATAGGCCCGCTACTATTGATTTTGGGGCCGGTAGTTTCAGCGATCGGGACATTAGTGACCGGCCTGGGAGCTATGTCCGCGGCGATGGCTGGCGGGGCCAGCATTGTGGCGGGTCTTACTGCTGGCTTCCCTGTGTTGGGTTCAGTTATAGGTGCCCTGACAGGGCCGATAGGTTTAGTAATAGCAGCCATTGCCGGTCTTATAGCTATAGGCGTGTTGCTCTACAAAAACTGGGACGGAATTAAAGCATTCTTTATAAATCTTTGGAACAAGGTCAAGGAGATAACTATAAATGCTATTAGTAGTATTAAAAATGCAATCAGTGACTTAGTGGAGGTTGGCAAAAACATCGTTATTGGCATTTGGGAAGGCATTAAATCTATGGGGACGTGGCTTTATGATAAAGTTGCTACTTTTGTGAAAGAAAACATTGTGGGTACTGTAAAGAAGTTTCTGGGCATCGCTTCCCCTTCCAAGGTCATGGCCGAATTTGGTCGCTATGTAGCAGAAGGTTTGGCTCGAGGCATGGAAGAAGGCACTTCCGAGGTTGCCAAGAAAGCACAGCAGATGGCACAGGCCATTAGCAATGCGGTACAAAAAATGACCGGCGAACTGTCCAATGCCTTAAATCTGTCCAATGCAAGGCTTGAATTACAGAAGGAGCTCCTGGGTGACAACGCAGAAGAATATGAGAAGTTGGCACTAGAATTAGAAAAACTCAACAATGAAAAGGAAAATCTAATTGGCAGAATTGACGTTCTTACAGCGGCCTATGAAACAGCAAAGAAAGAGCTCGGAGAAAACAATGAAGCTACAAAGCAGTATGCCTATGAGCTTGAAATGGCCCAGATTGAGCTTCAGAAGATGGAGGTATCAATTAGGAAAACAAGTGTTGCTATTGAAGAGCAAAAGAAGAAAGCTATTGAGGCCGCAAGGCGGCAAGCCCAGGAATTAAGAAATCTTGCTGACGAAGTAACCAATGTTGAGAAGAAATATCGGGAAGATTTAGCTGCTGCCGCTGAAGAATACCAGAAAAAGGTGCAAGAAGTTAACAATAAGCTTATCGAGGATGAGCGGCGGGTCACAGAAGAATATGAAAAAGCCGTTGAGGCTAGGGCAAAATCTCTAAGGGACTTCGTAGGGCTGTTCGATGCCGTCACCAAGAAAGAGATCTCCGGCGAACAGCTGCTTAAAAACCTTCGTGGACAAGTTGAAGCTTTTGAGAACTGGCAGGAGAACATCGCAGACTTGGCAGCAAAGGGCGTAGACGAAGGACTGATTGAAGAGCTGCGCCAGATGGGACCTAAGGCTGGTCCTGAAATAGCGGCCCTCAATACCCTCACCGATGAGCAGTTGGCCGAATATGTGACCCTCTGGAGAAGGAAGAATGAGGAGGCACGGGCCGAAGCAGTCAACCAGCTGCAACAGCAGCGGGAGGAAATGCAGCAGAAGCTGATCGAAATCCGCATTGCCGCCCAGGAGCAGCTTGAGGCGTACCGTGTCGAGTGGGAAAAGAAAAACGCCGAAATCCGTAAGAATGCAGAAGAAGAAATGAAGCGAATCGAGGAAAAGTTCCAAAGTATAGCTAAGGCCGGTACTACCTACGGGGTACAGTTAGTTGCTAACTTTACAGCAGGTATGGAAAGCCAGTTTGACCGGTTACGGCGTACTCTTGAGGAAATGGCTATGATCGTGGACAGTTACATGCCGCACTCCCCGGCCAAGAGAGGCCCACTGTCCAGGATAATGGAGTGGGGCCCTGCACTGGTTGGCAGCTTGAGCGAAGGTATCAAAAAGAGTATGCCGCAGCTTGAAGCTGCCATGCGTAGTCTTGCGAGTGTCCCGGCGTCAGCTTTAGCCGGGGGTAATACAGTATCTAATTATTACAACACCAGTGATAACAGGGTTATCAATATCACTGTCCAAGACGGGGAGGATCTACTTCGCACCTTGCACAGGTTAGGGGTGAGGATACCGTGAGCAGGCATCTTTATATAGCCGGGATTGACAGAATAACCGATTTGGAACGTGGGAGCTTGCAAATTCAGCAGGCTCTTACCTATCAAATAGATACTTGTTCTTTCAGCGTCAAGGGCGACCCTCCGGTCGAGGGTGAGGAAGTAATTATTGAAGATGACGTGCTCGGTCGGCTTTTTGCCGGAATCGTTGTTAAGGTTGAACTGGGTCGCACTTTCCCGGACAAGTCTATCAGAGTCTGGAGTGTGGAGTGCGACGACTATACCGCATTGTTAGACCGCCGGCTAGTGGTTGAATCCTATGAAAATATGAGCGCCAGCGATATCTTTCTTGACATCGTGGCCAAATACTGCCCCGGCTTTACCACAAACGGGGTACGGCCAGGCGCGCCTGTAGTAGAGGCAACAGGTGCCGAGTTCGAGTACAAGCGCCCCAGCGAATGTTTTAAATGGCTCTGCGACTATGTGGGCTGGCACTGGCAGCCGGACTACTACAAAGACCTGCACTTTTTCTCAGCGGAAGAACTGGCCAGCCCTGCTCCCCTATCCTTGGTACCGGGTGGGCCTTTTAGGTTTGGTAAACACTCGATTGATACCCAGGGCCTTCGAAACCGTGTATACGTCCGCGGCGGTACCATGCTCAGTGACCCACAGGTAGTGCAGTGGAAGGCTGATGGAGTGGCGCGGATCTGGACCCTTCC